GACTCTCCTCACACAACTTATTGGACGCGTAATACGAAAAGAGGAGGACAAGAGAGATCCAGTGATCGTAGATATACATCTAAAAGGAAACACTGCAAGAAAGCAGGCTTCCAATCGCATGGGTCATTACATGAAACAGGGCTATGCAATTAAACAACTGTAAAAAAATAGTTCTTGACATTTGTGGTATTTTTTAGTATAATATATGTTCTTATTTGACTGGCCGAAAATCTACGACGCCTCCAAAGGTAATGTCGTTGAGATTGTACGAATTTTTAGGATGATTGTTGAAAAACAAATTCCTAAGAATAAGTACGATCCTATATTTAGATATTCGCAGAAAGATTTCTCAGGGATTAGTTTTATGCTACATCCCGACGTTCTCCTATACCATTCATTTAAGTACAAATACCGTGAAGTTGCACAGTATATAAGTTTGTGCGCTCTGCGTTCAGCAGCAGACTTTATCTCAACACAAGATCCGTCTCTTGAGATGGTTTTGATGCCAGGATTAAGTCCCGAAAAAATAATAGAAGATAATAGGCTACTTCAGATAGACGAGGGTAGAGTATATTTTCGCTATGAAGAAGTCAATCCAAAGGAGATACACTAATGGCTATTAAGTTTAACCAGCACAAAGGTGCTGCACAAAAATCAAATATCACTTCTTTTCAGTATACAGACGGTGATAACAAGTTTCGATTAGTAGGCGACATTCTTGCTCGCTATGTATACTGGATTAAAGGCGAGAATGACAAAAACATTCCCCTGGAGTGTTTGTCTTTTGATCGTAATAAAGAGTCTTTTAACAACATGGAAAAAGACTGGGTTCGTGAGTACTATCCTGACCTAAAGTGTGGCTGGAGCTATGCAACTCAATGTATTGATAATGGTCAAGTCAAGGTTGTAAACCTCAAGAAAAAGCTGTGGGAACAGATTATTACTGCCGCAGAAGATTTAGGAGATCCAACAGATCCCGAAACAGGCTGGGATGTACAGTTTAAGCGAGTAAAAACGGGTCCTCTGCCTTATAACGTAGAGTATCAGCTACAGGCTCTTAAGTGCAAGCCGCGTGCTCTAGGCGAAGATGAGCTTGCTTTGATTGCAGATCTCAAATCTATGGATGAAGTTATGCCTCGTCCAACTCCAGATGCCCAAAAAGAGCTACTAGATCGTGTTCGTGAAAGTGCAGGCGATGAAATTGATGAAACTATTGAAGACGAGTTTAAGATTGCATGATTTTATTTACGGCTGATTGGCACATTAAACTGGGACAAAAGAATGTCCCAGTTGAGTGGGCAACCAAAAGATATAACGAATTTTTTGACCAAGTGCATCAACAATCAGAGAGTTGTGACATGCACATCATTGGAGGAGATTTGTTTGATCGCATACCTACAATGGAGGAGCTTTCTCTTTACTTTTCCTTTATACGAAAGGTAAAGAAGCCCACTCTAGTATATGACGGTAACCATGAAGCAACTCGTAAGAATAGAACATTCTTTTCACAACTCAAACAAGCATCAAGAGATATCAACCCATTAGTAAATGTGGTTGATATTTCTTATGTTGATGAAGATTTAGGATTTGGAGTATTGCCATATGCTGACTTGCACAGAAAAGATAGCATAGAGCATTTTGATACAAAACAACCTCTATTTACTCATGTGAGAGGAGAGATTCCCCCTCATGTAAAACCAGAGGTAGACCTAGATCGTTTTGCTGATTTTCCTGTAGTGTTTGCAGGAGACTTACATGCACATAGTAATACACAAAGAAATATTGTATATCCAGGTAGCCCAATGACTACTTCTTTTCATAGACAAGAGGTTGAAACAGGCTATCTTCTTATCAATCCCAAAGATTGGTCGTGGGATTGGTGGCCCTTTACTCTGCCTCAGTTACTGAGAAAAACAGTAACTAATCCAGCAGATATGATACCTACTAATTATCATCACACGATCTATGAGATAGAAGGAGATATACAAGAATTAGCTTCGGTGGAAAACACAGAGTTACTTGACAAGAAAGTTGTAAAAAGAAATTCTGAAGCATCCTTGATTATTGAAAAGGATATGACTTTAGACGAAGAGCTGGTAGAGTACCTAAAGTATATTTTGGAGCTTCCAGAAGAGAAAATAAGTAATATTTTGGGGACATATAATGATTACGCTCAAAAAGCTCAAGTGGAGTAATTGCTTTAGCTATGGCCCAGACAATGAGCTACAGCTAGACAACAACACTGTCACTCAAATAATTGGTACAAATGGTATGGGCAAATCGTCTATACCATTAATTATTGAGGAGGCACTATACAATAAAAACTCAAAAGGCATCAAAAAAGCAGACATACCGAATAGGTATATAAACGACGGCTATGATATTGAGTTGGAGTTTGAAAAGTCTGGCAAAGAGTATTTAATTCGTATAAATAGAAAAAACAATATAAAAGTTGCTTTACTAGAAGATGGAGAAGATATATCAAGCCATACGGCCACAAACACCTATAAAAGTATACAGGAGATAGTGGGAGTAGATTTTAAGACTTTCTCACAGCTTGTTTATCAAAATACAAATGCTAGCTTACAGTTTCTTACCGCAACCGATACTAATAGAAAAAAGTTTCTAATTGATCTGTTAAGGCTGGAAGAGTACGTTCAGTTATTTGAAGTATTTAAAGAAGCATCACGGGAGTCGTCAAATAAGATGATAGAGGTATCCTCGGAAATTACAACTATTGAAAAATGGTTATCAAACAATAAACTTGAGGCTACCAATATACTACCACTATTAAATTTAGAAATTGACACGGAAGAAGATGAGAAGACATTCCGTTCTCTTTCAATAGAACTTAAAAATATTTCCGAAAAAAATAAAAAAATTCTAAAAAATAATCAGTATAAAGAAATGCTGAGTGCGATAGATATTAACAAAATACAATCCTCTTTAGAAACACTTCCACAGGTAGAGTCCTATGACAAGTACCAGAGTATCATAGGGCAGGTAGAAGGTGCTAAAAGAGCATCTGATAATATGATGCAAAAGCTTGAGCAGCTAGGTGATAAGTGTCCTACTTGCGAGCAAGATATAGATGCAGAGTTTAAAAATGAGTTAATCAAAGCCGAGAGAAAAACTCTCGATTTTTTAGCTTCAAAAAAAGAAGATAATGAAGATATTATACGACAGATAAAAAGAAACAATGCTGCTAGAACTAATTTATCTAATGCTCAAAAAGAGTGGGAAGATCTATTTAGAAATATAGATAATACTTTACCCACTAACCTTCTTAATGCAGAAGAACTACAAGAAAAGTTAGATGAAGTAAGTGCAAAACTAAAAACAGCAAAAGCAGAACTAGCTAATATTGCTTCACAGAATGAAGCAATTACAAAAAGAAATACTAGGATTGAGATAATTCAGGCCCAGACGGATGGTTTTATACAAAAACTAGGTGCAGCACAGGAAGTTTTAGATCAGCAAAAAGAGTTAGATTCTAACCTAGAGATTCTAAAGAAAGCATTTAGTACAAATGGGCTGTTGGCTTATAAGATAGAAAATCTAGTAAAAGAGCTGGAAGAGTTAGCAAATAGCTATCTTGCAGAACTATCAGACGGTAGGTTTACGTTAGAGTTTATTGTATCAAACGATAAGTTAAATGTGCAAATTACTGATAATGAAAACATTGTAGATATTCTAGCACTTTCTTCTGGAGAGCTTGCAAGAGTAAATACTGCAACTCTGATAGCTATTCGTAAACTAATGAGTAGCATATCAAAGTCTAGAATTAACATACTTTTCTTGGACGAAGTCATAAATGTTCTTGATGAGAGTGGTAGAGAAAAGATGGTAGAAGTATTACTACAAGAGGATTTAAATACCTATGTAGTATCACACGGCTGGACTCATCCTCTGTTAGAAAAAATAGAGGTTGTCAAAGAAGGAAACGTGAGTAAACTTGAATGGTAGATGAAAAATTACAACTAATTCTTTTTAACGAAGAGTGTAGGCAGAGCAATCAAATAGAGCTGATAGCAAGTGAAAACTTTGCGAGTGAAGCCGTAAAAGAGCTTTGCGGTAGTGTTTTTACTAATAAGTACGCCGAAGGTTATCCTGGTGCTCGTTACTATAATGGCTGTGTATACATGGATGCTGTAGAAGCATATGCACAAGAATTAGTTCAAAAGCTATACGGATGTGCGTTTTCTAATGTACAGCCCCATAGCGGGGTCAATGCAAATACAGCTGTGTATCAAGCATTTCTAAAGCCAGGAGATAAAATTCTTGGAATGGACTTAGCTAGTGGAGGTCATTTGAGTCATGGTGCAAAACCAACTTTAAGCGGTAAGGTCTATGAAGCATACTCTTATGGTGTAAAAGAGGACGGCTGGATTGATTATGAACAAGTAGAAAGGGTTGCTTTAGAGCAGGATGTAGATATGATTGTAGCAGGTGCAAGTGCATACTCTCGTCATATAGACTGGGCTAAGTTTAGAGATATTGCGAAAAAAG